ATGCTAGAAACGATGGTACACAAAGAGCCCTAACTGAAGACTTACTTAAAACAGTAGTTAAAGGTTGTTGGACATCTGGTGGAAGTCCTTCTACTATCATGGTAGGACCATTCAATAAGCAAAAAATCTCTGCCTTCACAGGTGGATCTACTAGATTTGATGCTTCTGAAGATAAAACTCTTTACACTTCAATCGATGTTTACTCATCTGATTTTGGTGATTTAGAAGTTGTACCTAACAGATTCCAAAGAGACAGAGAAGCATTAGTGCTTGATATGGATTATTGGTCTGTAGGATTCTTAAGAGACTTCTCAATGCATGAACTAGCTAAAACTGGTGATTCAGAAAAAAGACAACTACTTGTTGAACTTACTCTAATCTCTAGAAGTGAAGCTGCTTCAGGTGGAGTTTTCGACTTAACTACTTCGTAATATTCTTTACGATAATATATAGGGGGGCAACCTCAAAATGCTCCCCTTGTATGAACCCTAACAATGAAGTATTAAGAGGTTAATAATACGGAACATATAAAGGAAAAAAAACATGAGAACATTAAACGACTATTTTATTACATCTGCAATACCAGATGTATCAGCAGCATCTTCTACTTTTGTAGTTGTACCTGATGGTGGGAAAATAATTAAAATATTTGCTCACAATTTAGCAACTACTACTGGAACAGCAGCTATTACATTTGAAATAGATGGCACAGCTTGTGCTACTGCAGCAATAAGTCATATCGCAGCAAGTTCAGCTGGAAAGCAATATACATCTTTGCCTTCAGCAACAAACAATGTTTTAGAAGGTTCGGTAATTGAAGCCATTACAAATGGTGGATCTACTAATGCTTCTAAAATGGAACTTACTTTCGTTATAAGAAGATAATTAAAACTAGGGGTGGAAACACCCCTTTAATAAAAGGAAAACATAATGGCACATAATTACGCACAAAGACATGGAACTGTATTAAAATTAACTTCAGGATCTTCTAGCTCTGCTAGTGCAGCTTTTGGAGCAAATATAAATTACATAAGAGTAGTAAGTACTATTGCTTGTCATATACATATAGCTGGAACTCCAGTTGCTGCAGTAACTACAAGTTACTTACCAGCAAATGAAGTTGAAACTATTAAAGTTTCAGAAGGTGAAAAAATTGCTGTACTAAGAGTTGGTGGTACAGATGGAGAATTATACGTTACACAATTAACTGAATAATGAGTATACTTAGAGAAAAATCTAAGGGAGACGGAGATTCTTACTATTTCGAACCAGATGGCAAGATGACAATAAAAACATCGCAAGATGTTGAACCTATTCTTAAAAAGAATAAGGCATTGTATAATCTTAATAGTGGTTACTCAGCAGGAAAAGAATTAAAACGTGTAGCAAGTATACCTAATATAGTTTTAACTATATGGGCTAAAGAATATAATGGCTCTAATAATTGGTATGCTATTCCTCAAATAGAAAGAAAAAAAATATTAAAAACTAAACTTAACAGTAGCGATTTTAGATATTTTAGAACAGCAGAAGGAAAAATTTAATGGCATTAACAAACTACTCAGAATTAAAAACATCAATTGCAAATTGGTTAAACAGATCAGATCTAACAGCTGAGATAGCTGGAGATTTTATTTCTTTAGCTGAAGCAGATTTTAATGCTAAGTTAAGAATAAGACAAATGGAACAAGTTGACACTATTACAATTGATAGTGAAACTGTTACTGTACCTACTGGTTTTATTGGAGTAAGATCATTTTATATCTTATCTGGTGGAAGTAAATATCATCTATCTTATATTACACCTGGTAATTTAATAACAACAAAAGGAGGATCTACTTCTGGTATACCAAGAACATATACAATAGAAGCTGATAATGGAACTGAAAAATTTAGATTTGCACCGACTCCTGACACAAGTTACACAGGGTATATACAATATTATAAAAACTTTACTGCTTTATCTGATAGTGATACCTCTAATTATATTCTGTCTAATCATCCTGGTATTTACCTTTATGGTAGTTTATATCACGCAAGTAACTTTATCGGAGGAATGGACCCCAATCAAATACAACAATGGTTAGGAATGTATTCAGCTGCTATGGAAAGATGTGAAAATAACGATAGACAAGATTCATATGGTGGTGCACCTGTTGTTCAAAGAACAGATGTTGGCACAGATTTATCATTTTATAGGAGAAAATAATGCAAGTACCTTTCGGTGAATGGTTACCTGATCAACCAGAACATTTAAATCCAGGAGCTAATGTAGCTAATAATGTTTATCATGCTCAAGCAACTTATAAAAGATTTCCATCTCTAGTTGATTACAGTAGTAATACTATTTTAGAAAACGCAAAAGGTGCTGGTTCTTTTAGAGATAATACAAATACAGTTTATAATTTTGTAGCTAATAAAAATACAATATATCAACTTGCTTCAGGTGCTTTTACTGATAGAGGTGCTGGAGGTCTTTTATTAACTACAGCTAAAGCTTCTTGTACAATTACAGTTACAGATTATGCCAATATTGGTGCTAGTAAAACTATTACCTTAACAAAAAATGATGCTTCAACTATTGTATTTACATCAGTTACAGGAGCACCTTCTACAAATGAATTTCAAGTACAAACTAATAACGATACAACTGCCACTAATTTAAAAACTACTATTAATGGACATGCTGATTTTACTGCAACTGTATCAACTAATGTAGTAACAGTAACAAGAGCTGCTGTAGGTAGAGATAATTTAACTAATGTTTCTTCTGATACTACAAGACTTACTACTACTAATTTTACTGGTGGAACTCCTTTAACAGGAGACAATACAGACTATATTACTTTTACACAATTTGGAAATTATATAATAGCAAGTAATGGTGTTGATGCACCTCAATATTATTTAATGGGAACGTCAACTAATTTTGCTAATTTATCTACAATAGTAACATCAGGTACAGCACCTACATTTAGATTGTCAGGAGTTGTTAGAGATTTTTTAGTTACTGGTAATATTGTTTCTAATACAAATAGAATACAATGGTCTGGAATTAATGATATTGCAACATGGGAATTTGGAACTAAACAATCTGATTTACAAGACTTGCCTGGTTCTGGTGGACAAGTAGTAGCTATAACTTCAGGTGAGTATGGTTATATATTTAGACAAAATCAAATAGTAAGAATGGATTACGTAGGTGGTTCTACAGTATTTAGATTATCTGTAATCTCTCCTAATAGAGGAGCTGTTTATGGACAAACTGTTTGTCAAGATAATAGAAGGGTTTTCTTTTATGCTGATGATGGTTTTTTTGAAATTCAAGGTGATAATGTTGTATCAATAGGAGCAGAAAAAGTTAATAGATTTTTTGATCTTGATGTTAACAAAGCATATTTAGATAGAATGGTAGCAGCTGTTGATCCTTTTAATCAATTAGCTATGTGGCTTTATCCTTCAACAAGTAATGTAAATAATACTACAGGTATTTGTGATAAAATTATAATTTACAATTATGCAACTGGTAAATGGTCGGTAGCAGAAACGTCTGCTAGTGTTATTTTTAATCAGTTTGTAGGAGCATATACTGTTGAATTAATGGATATTATTTCTACAAATTTAGACTCAATTAATATAGCTTTAGATACAGACTTTTGGTCTGGTGGTCAAAAATTTCTAGGAGCTATTAATAATGATTTTGAAGCTGCTATATTTGCAGGATCAGCTAATATTGCTGAAATAGAAACAAGTGAATTTGAACCCTCACCAGGAGCACGTTCAAGTATAACAGGTGTTAGACCTATTATTGACGCAACAGCTAATCTTACAATTAAAACAAGAGACAGACTAGCAGATACAATAGTTGAATCTAGTTCTGTTTCAATGAATACAACAGGTGTTAATCCTGTAAGACAATCTGGTAGATATTTTAGAGCTAATGTTAAAGTTCCAAGTGGAACATTATTTACACATGCCATAGGAATAGATTACACTGGAGTTAAAGCAGGTTTAAGATGACAGATAAAACAGATATAGACAATGTTAGATATAGTTTTGAAACACAAGAATTTTTTCAAAGACAAATTGAAGAAGCAATCAACACGTTAATTAATGAAAAAAACACAGAAAATAACAAAGCATTTGCTTGGTTTATGGGAGAATAAAATATGGCGATAAAAGACTTTAGCACAACAGCAGCTAACAACACTACAGTAGGTGGAATAAATGTAGCAGAAGGTATGTTGCCTTCTAATATTAATAATACATTTAGAGGTTTAGCTACTGAAATAAGAGAATGGTATAATGATTCTGAATGGGTTGTTTATGGAGATGGAGATGGAACACATACATTTGCTTATGTAAGCGGAACATCTTTTACAGTTGCAGGTGTAGACGTTACAGCAATTTATCATGTTAACCGAAGAATTAAAGCAGTAGGAAGTTCTACAGGAACTATTTATGGAACTATATCTGTTACAGCATTTTCTACAAATACAACAGTAACAGTTGTTTGGGATTCTGGTTCACTATCAAGTGAAGCACTAGTCATTTCTGTTGGAATTTTATCTTCAACTAATAATGCTTTACCATTAAATACAATTAAAAATGCACATCTTATATCTGGTGCAGCTATTGATGCAACTAAAATTGCAGATGGAAGTGTAACAAGTACAGAATTTCAATATATAAATACTTTAAGTTCTAATGCACAAACACAAATTACTTCAAAACAAGCTACTATAACTGGTGGTGCAACTACAATCGCTACTGACAACTTAACTGTAAATAGAGCTTTAGCATCTGACGGTTCAGGTAAAGTAGCTGTTTCAGATGTTACTGCAACTGAACTTGGTTATTTAGACACAGTATCTTCAAACATTCAAACTCAACTAAATGCTAAACAAGCTAGTGATGCTGATTTAACTGCTATTGCTGCTTTAGCAAAAACAGATAGTAATTTTATAGTTGGTAATGGTTCTACTTGGGTAGCAGAAACAGGTTCTACTGCAAGAACATCTTTAGGATTAGGAACTATTTCAACTCAAGCATCTTCTAACGTTAGTATATCAGGTGGTGCAATTACAGGATTAGGTGAACCATCAGCAAACTCAGACGCATCAACTAAAAGTTATGTTGACCAAGCTGTTGCTGGACTTAGAACAAGAATAGTTGCAGAAGTTGCAAGTACAGCAAATGTAGTTATTTCAAGTGCATTAGAAGCTGGTGATACTATTGATGGTATTACACTTGTTGCAGGTGATAGAGTATTATTAAAAGATCAAAGTACTAATACCGAAAATGGTTTATATATAGCAGTTGCAAGTGCAGCTGGTGCTGCATCTAGAGATCCTGAATTTAATACTATTGCAGAACTATCAGGACAAATGATTGTTATTAATCAAGGATCAGTAAATGATAATAAAATATTTTTATGTACTACAAATTCTGATGCCTCATTAGGATCAACTGCAATTACTTTTAGTGTTATAACACCAAACAATTCAGGAACAGTAACTTCTATAACTGCTGGTACAAATTTATCAGGAGGTACAATTACTTCTTCAGGAACAATTAATTTAGCAGACGCTTCTACATCTGTAAAAGGAGCTGCATCATTTAGT